GCTGAAGCTGAAATGCCTGCTGAAATGGATGCTGAAGAATCAACAGAAGAAGTTGAAACTCCAGTTGTTGAAGCAGAGCTTAAAGCAGTTAAAGTTGCTTCACCAGACGGTTCAGATAACACAAAATCACCAGTAGCATCAGCTAATATGAAAGATATGGGAGCGGCACCAAGTGTAGCTTCAGCATCTGACGAAAAAGGCGGTTCTGCACCAGCACCAAAAGATATGGGTGCTAGTAACACAGGTGATATGAAAGAAGTTAAAGCTGATAACACAGATGGATCTGATTCATCTGCGAAGTCACCAGTAGCCAGCAAATAATTGCTGACTAGGTAAGGAGATAGATTTATGGTTCAATTGATTACTGAAGCATTGACACACGACCAGGCAGGCATTGAAGTTTTGCACGAAGGTAAAGACGGCAAAAAAGATTTGCATATGAAAGGCGTGTTTATTCAAGGTGGAGTAAAGAATCAAAATCAAAGAGTTTATCCTATATCTGAGATCTCTAATGCGGTAGCTAATATCAAAGAGAGATTAAATCAAGGGTATAGTGTTTTAGGTGAAGCGGATCACCCAGAAAACTTAACAGTAAATTTAGACAGAGTAAGTCATATGATTACTGATATGTGGATGGATGGTCCAAATGGCCTTGGTAAACTTAAAATAATGCCAACACCAATGGGTAAGATAGTAACTACATTATCTGAAAGTGGTGTTAAATTAGGAGTAAGTTCAAGAGGATCTGGTAACGTTAACGAAAGTGGTGAAGTTCAAGGTTTTGAAATCATTACAGTAGATATCGTTGCTCAACCATCGGCTCCGGATGCATATCCAAAAGCAATATACGAAGGCTTATGGAATATGCGTGGTGGTCAAAAGTTATATGGTTTAGGACAAGCGGCAATGTTTGATCCTAGAGCACAGAAGCATTTGGCGGATTCTATAACTAAATTAATTGAAGAGCTAAACAAGAAATAAGGAGATTCAGATGGCAGATATTACAGAAATCTTTGGTACAGATGGTTTAAGTGAAGACGTTAAATCGAAAGTACAAGAAGCTTGGGAGAAAAAGCTGTCTGAGGCTCGTGAGGACATCTCAGCAGAATTAAGAGAAGAGTTTGCTCAACGTTATTCAAATGATAAAGCTAATATTGTAGAAGCAATGGATAAAATGATTTCGGATGTTATGAAGAAAGAAGTTTCAGAATTTGCAGAAGACAAAGCTAAAGTAGTTGCTGAAAGAGTAGCAGTTAAAGAAAGCTTGGCTAATCATTCAAAAATGTTGGAAAAATTCGTATCAGACGTTCTTGTAAAAGAAGTAAAAGAGTTACAAGGCGATAGAGATGCACTTAAAGGTCAATTTGCAAACTTAGAAGAGTTTGTAGTCAGACAACTCTCCAAAGAGTTAACTGAATTTAGCGAAGACAAAAAAGATGTTGTTGAAACAAAAGTTAAATTAGTATCAGAAGGTAAGAAAATTATCGAAGATACTAAAGCGGCTTTCGTTAAAAGAGCATCGGACATTGTTGAAAAAACAGTTAGTTCTACACTGAAAAATGAAATGAAAACACTTAAAGACGATATCAAAGTTGCTAAAGAAAACGACTTTGGAAGAAAAGTGTTTGAAGCATTTGCCGGTGAATATATGAGTTCATACCTTTCAGAAGGTGGTGAAATTAGTAAGTTGCAGTCACAACTTACAAATGAGAAAGAAGCAACTGCGAAAGCAGAAGCGGCACTTTCAACTAAAAATGACGAAGTTAAAGCTATGGAAACAAAAGTTAGAATAGCAGAAGATAAAGTTGCTAGAGAAAAAACTTTGAACGAATTAGTAGGTCCATTAGCTAAAGACAAGCGTCAAGTAATGACTGAGCTATTAGAATCAGTTCAAACTGCTAATTTAAAAAAGCAATTTGAAAAGTATCTACCGGCTGTATTAAACGAAACAGCGGCGCCTAAAGCTGATGATGATAAGGTTATCATCACTGAGCACACAGGTGATAGAGAAACTGAGCAGAGCTCAGACAATACAAACAACGATATCGTTAATATTAAACGACTAGCAGGGTTAAGGAGTTAAAACTATGTCAGATAAAATGATAACTGAAAATTGGGATAACACTAAAAAAGCTCTGATGGAAGGTCTTGAAGGCCAAAAGAAAGACACTATGTCAGCTGTGTTGGAAAACACACAGAAATATTTGGCAGAGGCCGCTTCAGCAGGTGCAACAGGTGCCGGCAACGTTGCCGCACTTAACAAAGTGGTATTACCAGTAATTAGACGGGTTATGCCTACAGTAATAGCGAACGAGATCATCGGTGTACAACCAATGACTGGTCCAGTAGGTCAAATCCACACATTAAGAGTAAGATATGCAGAGTCAGATCAAGGTGTAACAGCAGGTTCTGAAGCACTTTCACCATTCCAAATCGCAAGAGGTTATTCTGGTGAAGAAGGTACGACTACTGATACAGCGGCGGCTACAAGTTCGTTAGAAGGTTCAGGTGGTAACAAATTATCAATCCAAATCTTAAAACAAACAGTAGAAGCTAAAACAAGAAAACTTTCAGCAAGATGGACATTCGAATCGTCACAAGACGCTAACGCGATGCACGGTTTAGATGTAGAAGCGGAAATTATGGCCGCTCTTGCTCAAGAAATTACAGCAGAGATTGATCAAGAGATTTTATTCTCTCTAGAATCATTAGCATCAACTGGTGGTACATACGACCAGTCAGCGGCTACAGGT